GAATACAATTTAGATTTAAAAAAATTAGCAAAGAAAATAAACAGTTTAAAATTACCACTTACTTTGTGTAGATCAAAAAGTGGTGGCGCACATTTGTATATATTTTTAAGTGAATCTATATCGGCAACAGAGATACGAGACAGACTAGCAGAGTTTGCATCGGCATTAGGATATGGCAACTGTGAGATATTTCCAAAACAAGAAGAAGTTATTGTAGAAAGAGGAGATGTAGGAAACTTTATTAACCTGCCGTATTTTAATTACAAATATACAATGCGATATGCAATTACAAAATCAGGACACGATATTACATTAGAAAATTTTATTAAGAAGGCAGAGAAGAATAGAATTAGTCTAAAGAAACTACGAGAGATTGTGATAGGAACAAACAGTGATATACTACCTTCAGGACCACCTTGTCTTCGGCAGTTGACAGAGTTTGGTATACCAGAAGGGGGTAGAAATAATACAATGCTAAACATAGGTTTGTATTATAAAATGTCTTCTCCAGAAAATTGGAAAGACTTACTTGAGAAACATAACAATGATTATTGTAATCCACCGTTGCCTGCAAAAGAGATTGTAACAATACAAAATCAGTTAGAGAAAAAAGAATATTTTTATGCGTGTAAACAAGAGCCGCTAAAAAGTCATTGCAATAAATCACTGTGTAAAACTATGAAGTTTGGTGTGGGTACTAATTTATCTATGCCTACTATCGGAGGTCTTACTGTTGTAGAGTCTGAGCCACCTGTGTGGTTTGTTGATGTGGATGGACACAGATTAGAACTATCTACAAAACAATTACAAATGCAGGTAGACTTTCAACGAGCTTGTATGGAGCAAATGTATAAGATGCCTGCAAGATTAAAAGAGTCAGATTGGAGAGAGATGGTTGACACATTGTTAAACACGGCAACAAGAATATCTGTGCCAGAAGAGTTAACAACTAAAGGGCAGTTTCAAGAACTGTTAGAGATGTTTTGTACGGCAAGATTACAAGCAAGAAGTCCAGAAGAATTAATGACAGGTAAACCCTGGACAGAAGATAATTACACACATTTTAAGTTGAGTTCCTTGCAGGAGTTTTTAAAAAGACACAACTTTACTACATACACCAGAGGTCAGATAACAGAGAGACTAAAAGAAATGAACAGTGGTGGAGAGGCAGACAAGCAATATAGATTTAAAGACAACAAGAATAAATGGCAAACTGTTCGTGTTTGGTTTATACCAGAGATAAAGAAAGGGGATGTAGAGTTTCCTAAAGTAACTATAGATGATGAGGAGCCACCGTTTTGAAGCTACAAGTAATTCCTATATCTTTAGCAGAAGCAAATGAGTTTGTAGAAAATTTTCACAGACACAATAAACCTGTTATTAGACATAAGTATGCTATAGGAGCTTGTACTGATAAATTAGTAGGTGTGGCTATTGTAGGAAGACCTGTAGCTAGACTTCTGCAAGATGGTTTTACAGTAGAGGTAACCAGAGTTTGTGTTGCTGACGATGCTCCAAAAGGAACGTGTTCTTTTTTGTATGGTAGATGTTGGAGGATTTGGCAACAAATGGGAGGTAAAAGAATGGTTACTTACACTTTACAATCTGAATCTGGTTCAAGTTTAAAAGGCGCAGGTTGGAAAATTATGGGTGAGGTAGAAGGTGGTCATTGGGATAGAAAAAAAAGAAGACGAGATTGGCAACCTATTTACGGTCAAATGAAATTTAGATGGGAGGCACAGTAATGAAGAAAACAATTTTAGGGCCGCCCGGATGTGGTAAGACACATACAAACTCGCAGATGGTAAAGAAGTTTATTGAAAAAGGTATTGAGCCTTCAAAGATTGCCAATGTTTCTTTTACTAAGAAAGCAGCAACAGAAAGTAAAGATCGTGTGTGCAGTGATTGGGGGATAGTGGACAAAGATTTACCATACTTTCAAACTTTGCATTCGATGGCATTTCACACACTAGGGTACAATGTCGATGATGTTATGCGAGGATCAGATTTTAAAAAGATAGCAGAGGCAGTAGGACTAGATTTTACAACACAATCAAAAGATGCAGAAAACGATTTTGATATGGTAGGGTATAAAAAAGGAGATGCATATTTAAATATGTATCACTTGTACAGAAGTAAACGAACATCGTTAGAAGAAGTATTTCAACAAGAGGGCAACTATGATTTAGATTACGGTGAGTTGTTACGATTGATAGAAACCTATGAAGATTATAAAAAGAAAAAAGGTAAGATAGATTTTACAGATATGATTTCTAACTTTATAGAAAAAGGTGAGTGCCCGGACATAGATGCATTGTTTGTTGATGAAGCTCAAGACCTATCTACTTTGCAATGGAAGATGGTAGATGTACTTAGACAAAATCCAAAGATACAAATTTTTACAGGTGATGATGATCAAGCGATTATGGGTTTTCAGGGAGCAGATGTAAAAAGTTTTTTAAAAGCTACAGAACAAAAAGAAGTCTTAACACAAAGTTATCGTGTACCAAAAGAAGTGTGGAGTTTAGCACAACAGATTGTAACAAGGATCGATGGACGAGCATTGAAAGAATGGCAACCTAGAGATGAAGAAGGATCGGTATCGTATCATTATAATTTAGATGAGGTTCCAATAGATAAAGGTGAATGGGTAGTGTTAGCCAGGACAAATAGAATTTTAGATCGATATGCGGCAAGTTTAAAACAAGAGGGTTGGATTTATAGCAGACACGACCATCCTAGTATTCCTAAAAAAATGTATGAAGCGATTTTAACGTGGGAAGATTTGTGTAAAGGCAAAGAGGCAACGATTACTAGTGTACGAAATTTGTATTCATATATGACAGTAGGAGAAGGATTTAAAAAAGGTTGTGGCCCTACATCAAAAGCTTTTAGACAATTTGATATGGATCAAATGTTAAATATAAATATATTAGAAGAACAAGTAGGATTACAAATGGGTAAAGAATTTAGATGGCATCAAGTGTTAGGCAAGATTGGACTAGATATGCAGAACTATGTTTTGAATGCATTGAAGAGAGGAGACAATGTAAAAAATCCTAGAATAAAATTAAGCACGATACATTCTATGAAAGGTGGTGAATGTGAAAATGTTTTATTAGTGCCAGATATATCCTATGCCGCTAATAAAGAATATGAAAGAGATCCATCAACAGAGCACAGAGTGTTTTATGTTGGTGTAACAAGAGCAAAAAAAAATTTACATATTATGCAACCACAAACAGAAAGGTACTATCAACTATGAAAGAAAAACTTAGTGAAATGTTAGTAAAATTTTTTGAAGAAAATAAAGATATACCAAAAAAAACAGTAGAGGAGTTTCAAACGGTTTTAAATAAAGTTTATGATTATGCCTCTGATGATAACTTGTGGGACAAGGGCAGTGAACATTATAAAGATTTAAAAATACAACCATCTCAGTTTATAAACAAAAACGAGTTACCATTTGCAGAAGGCAATGTTATTAAATACATTTGCCGTCACGCTAAGAAAGGTAAGAAGGAAGACATACTAAAAGCCATACATTATTGTGAAATGATAATAGAGCGTGATTATGAATGATTTTCAAGGTACAATCATAAGCAAGACTTGTTTACAGGCACTCAGTGGTCATTTAAACGGGTTTTTATCTCAAACACAAGCTCACAGGGGTTTTCGTGGATAAGATTAGTTTGCCCGGAGGTAAATATGATATTATTTACGCAGATCCACCTTGGCAATACAAAACATACTCTGGAGATCTGGTTACACCGTATCCGATTATGAAAGATGAAGACATTTATAGTATGCCAGTACAAGAGATAACAAATGATAATTGTATTTTATTAATGTGGGTTACGTTTCCTAAATTAATAGAAGGCATTGAGACAATGAAACGTTGGGGGTTTACATATAAGACGTGCGCCTTTGCTTGGATAAAGACAAATAAAAAATTTAACACCAAACAGTTTACGTTTTTACCAGAAGATAACTTTTCATCTTTTTGGGGTATGGGGTATTGGACAAGAGCTAATGCAGAACTTTGTTTGTTAGGTACAGTTGGTAAACCTAAACGTGTATCAAAGTCTGTACATCAGGTTATCTATGAGCCAATAGAAAGACACTCAAAGAAGCCAGACTGTGTAAGAGATAAAATAGTTGAGTTATGTGGGGA